GGGGGCCCATTCCATCACTCAAAACAGTTGAGAAGTATCGTTGGTGGTACGAAGTCGATTTACCCTTCGAAAGAGTTTCCACCCACAACATGACCTACATAGGACACCTCGTCCACTCACTTGTCGGTAAGCTTGATAGCCAAACCGAAATAGATGCATGTATTCGTTACCTCGACAAGCTACGCAGTGTTCTACGAACTAGAAAAGACATCGCTCCTCATGCTATTGATTACGCGCATCCTTCAAACGGTGACGAAAAAGTAGAAGATGAGCGACGTTTATATCATTCAAAAAATATTGGTTCAGTAGAGCCTCATTCAGAAACAGCTTCTCATACGCCTATCAAAACAGCGAATGATCCTTCACTTATGATTCATCTTGGATCTTGTGGTTTAGTGGCAGCTTCTTGTGCTTTACTTCGTTCTGCTTTTCGTTACGATGCAACCTCCCAGGATTCTTTAGTTCAAACAGTGACTCCTCGGGATAACGCGTTTATGCAATCAGTGGACATAGAACCAGTTACTTGGGCTGATACCATTAAGGATTTAGCTGCCGTTTTCCTAATTTTGAAGAGCGTTACTTCCGTTGAAGATCTTACCTCGCGTCTACTTGGCATTGCCATTTTAAGACGCAAGGATCTTGAGATTTATATTCGGAAAGCGCTCCGCTTATTGAAGGATAAAGATCTTGCAGAAAATTCTGATAGCACCATTCAAGCTGAAGCACTCGACGATCCGGAGAAGATTTCACATTACCTCCATGAATTTCGCAATCTCAAAGAAGGCTTTCCACCTCTAAGATCGGAATTTTTCTCAAGTCAGTAGTAGCTGGAGCCATTTGTTCCTCTTTCGTGGAAGACGATGTTCTCTTGCAATCACGCTTGGAAATGTTAGATAAACTGTTGCCCGGTGAGTCGTTGAGACACGAGGATGCATTTGAACTCTTACTTAACGTGATAACTTATACAGTGGAGTTTCTAGAAGTAGCCCAAAACAATCCCGACGACATGATGAATTTCTTACTCCCTGCTTCGTGTTCACGACGCATGGCCTGGATTAGAGCACATACTGAACA